GCGCTCAAGGTCAGCAAGGCGGACACCTAGTCGTCTGTCCATCTCAAGGCGTTCTCGTGTCGGCTTTTCATCCGCATACTCAAAGGGTAACTCCATCGCCCTTGGGTCTTCAATGAACGGCATTGGCTGAGCCGATACAAAGTTCTTTGCCTTGATGTTCCCAACTCGTGGGTAGAACGCTGGTTTGTTTTCGTCAGCCATGGCTTATCCCGCTGAGTTGCTGTTGCCCCAATGATACCTTGGGTGTAGCCGTTCGTCCATCATGCTGAGTATGGGTTCTCAATCTTGCGACGTCCACTGTCGATGTAGTCGTCCTCGTCGTAGTCGTCCCTTGGGGCGCCATCGATGTCCAGCCACCCAGCATCACGTAGGAACCGCAAGCCTTGGGTGCAAGCGTCCACGAAGTCGTCGTGCGTGGAGTCAGGGAAGCTACAGATCTGGGAGACGAAGCCCTCAGCCCAGTCCTTGACGTAGCCCTTCCTGACACTGCTCTCAGGGATCCATACACGCCCAGCGGCAATGATGTTAGAGACAATGTTGAGGCGTTGGATCTTGTCAGCTCTGCCGGGGTTATACGCCCGAACAGGCAAGTGCCCACGTTGCAAGTCTTGGATCAGCGCTATGCCTGCGGACTTGTCTTCCACGAGGATCAGGTCTACGCGCTTCTTGTCCTTGCCCTCACCGTACACCACGTCGTACTCCTCGATGACCTTGGGGCGCAGGTCTGGGTACTGTAGGCGGTCTTGCCAGCAGTCGATCACCATGGCGGACATGGGGCCATCCAGTGGTTTAAACACACCAAACGTGATAGCCGCTGTCGGATCGTTGACAGTCTTCTCTGAGCTGGCGCAGTCGTAGCTTTGCAGGATGTACTCGAACTTGGGGAACGCCTTGTTAGGCGCCCACAGCTTGAACATCTCCCGCTTGACGATCCCTGATTCCTCGGCATCTATGAGCTCTGCGTGGATCTCTTGACGCCCAATCTTGGTTCCTTCATAGCTGAGGATCTGCTTCTGAAAGCTGGGAGCGAGGTTAGCTAGGTTGACGTAGGTAGATGCTGTAGTAAGGGCTACGTCGTCTCCTTCACGCCCTACGAGCTCCACAATGAGGTCTTTGGGGCGTGGGGTAGTCGTGGCAATGATCTGGGTTCTGCCGTCTTCCTTCTTCAAGCGGATGGCGAACTGTATGTTGTACCAAGCTTCGTCGAGGTAGTCCCAAGCGGCAAGCTCGTCTAGCCATGCACCATGGTACTGACCACCACGGAAACGATCAGGTTCGCTGGCGCTGATGCCTTTGATCAGGCTACCGTTGATCAGGACGATCTCGTGCAGGGCTTTGTTGTAGTCTTTGATCAGAATGTCTGGGATCACAGCCATGAGACCTGACTCACCCTCAAAGCACGTACCCCTGACGTCCATCGATGTGGGAGCGGATACCAGCCAGCGGGTGTTGGGGTTCTCCCATGCCCACCACCAGAGCTGTTCAGCGGCGGTTCTTGTTTTTCCCGCGCCACGGCCTGCCAGCATCAACCAAATACTCCACCAAGTACCTTGGGGTAGCTTCTGGTGATTGAAGGCGCCTGAGAGCCATTTGGCGCGTCTGGCGTATGCCATCGAGTGGTAGGGCCCTAAGCTCTTCCTGATGTTCGGATCAGCAAGGATGTCCAGAACGTCTTTGTCGACAACCTCGGTCATTCAGCAATCCGAATCAGCTCAAGGCGCTTGATCGCCACGTCCATCACGTTCTTGACCTCGCCATCGATGATCATAGGATCGACCTTCTCTTCTGGCGCCTTGTACTCGCCGTACTTCTTGGGGTTGAACTTAGCCAGTAGCTTGAGGCGCGTCTCGATCTGAAGCTTGCGGTGACCAAGCATGTCCTCCTCAGTCACGGTCATGCTGTCCTCGCCCTCCTTAGCCCCAGAGGTGTAAACCTTCTTGGTTCCAATGTGCATGTTGTCAGCAATGTACAGGCACTCCTCTGCCAGAGCGTCGTATCCAATGTCACGCGCACGTGCGATGGCTGTGGATAGATCTGCATCCCTCCACATCCAATCGTACACAGTCCTCCAAGCAGGGAACCCTTCGTTGTCTCTGCATATCTGTCTAAGTGGTACTCCCTCACTTAGTTGTTCACAGATTACTCGTGCTATCTCTGCGTTGTACTTAGAAGGACGCCCACTTTTGTTTGTCACTTCTTTTGTTTGCGGCTCACCTGTCACGTCGGCGACATTATCGCTGGGAAGACTCTTTGGTTTCTTTGCCATGTTGCAACTCCTTTAACGCAAAGTTTAACGGATCTTTGGCTCAGTGTGCAATCAGTCCTTCAATCCCCTCATGATCCTTCTATCCATGTCTTTGATGGTGAACTTGTATTCTTTGTTTTGTGCTTCTAGTTTTGCGCGTTTTTCTTGGTTGTTGGCAAGTTTGGACTGAAGCTCTTGGATCTTGTCCTTCAGCATCCTGATTGTGTGCTCTGTTGCGTGAGGGTTCTCTCGTATCCATTCAGCACCGTATAGCTCTTCAGTCATGTGTCCTCCCAAAAGTCTTGGCTCCATGCCAGTACAGGAGTCTGTAGTCCCAAGTAGCCGCCCTCAATGTTGAACTCGATGAACTCTCTGGCTTCATCCGAGCTTATGCCATCCTTCATGAGTATTTCCCTTATCTTTTCGGCGTCGTACACCAGCACCTGAACCTGTTGTCGATCACGCCAGATCATCGCAGGGCCAATGATTGCTTCGTCGTAGCCTTCGTACTTGATCATTTTTTGAGTCCTCGTACGTATGCGGCGAAGCTTGCCATGGTGTCCTTCTCAAAGGCGCCCATCTTCTCAAACTCTTTTGCCACCTCTTCAAGCGTGTCGTTCCTGATCTTGTTTGTGATGGGATCGAGCTGGCGTTGGATCATCTGCCTTTTGCGCCAGCCCAATGCTTTTTCCCAAATGTTCAACTCTGCTTCGCTCATGAGTTTTTCTCCAGTATTGCGGCTTCAATTTTCCTTGCCCACTCGAGCGCCATGATCATGTTCCAATTGGAGCTCTCAGCAGTTACACCTAAAGCTCTCTGAATCTCTTCGTCTGTCAAACTTTTCCATTCAGTGCTTGGCTTGTAGTAGTAGGGTTGCCCCTTCATGGCGTTCTCACGCTCTATGCGCGCAAACTCGTCGTCTTCATCAGTATGAATCATTGCTTTTCCCGTCTGGTCTTGGACAATCTGTTGGTGGGATGCAGATACACCAGACGGCTTTGTATTGCCCCCTTGGCGCCACTTCCCATCGATCTATGTACACGTCAGGCATGGCTTTTAAAACCTTCCTGACGTTTGTTCTTGGTCGGTTAAGCAGATCCGATAGCTCCTCTAAGGTCATGCCATCAGGTATTCCGCGGAGCGCAACACGTACGCTCTTGATCACAGCCATGGTCATGGAGCCCCTTTATCGGGCTTTTGAGCCGTTTTCTGGTCGCGTTGAGGGTCAAGGTGCTTGAGGAGCTGTTCGAGGTTTATAGGGGCTATTTTCTCGAGGCGTTGGATTTCGGTCAAAACGCAGTCAACCCCTGCGTTGAACCCTTTGATGTAGTCGCTCATTTTGGTCTCGCTCATACTGGGTTGTTGGTTAATATTTTTTTCAGGTTGACCATCAACTGCTCAGCCTCAACGCGAGTCAGTGGGACGCTCATCATTGAGCGACGACCTTGCAGGCACAGCCATACGCCCTCGTCGTATTGGTCGGCACTGACGCGAATTTCTGCCTCAGTGTTGATTGATGTTTCTATTTCGTTTGCCATTTTGGTTCTTTCAAGTAAACGCCTGATTGGCGTGGATGCATCTTAACATAAAATTAAAATGATTCAACAGTGGGCACTTTCCCTAATGCCATTTGTTCTTGGTAAGCCTTGATGATGAAGTCATCCATCGCAGTGTCCACGCAGATCTCGGTGTAGCCCGAGAGCATAGAGCCAAGGTGCCTGCGCTCCCTGATCTCCCGAGGGATGCCGGGGAGCTTGTACAGGGTGCTGAACTCACGGGCTCGGTTGATCAGCCCGTTGTTGTACAGATCGTAGTAGCAGTTCTGCGCCTTGCGAAAACGCTCTAGGTGCTTGTTCTGCTTTTTCCCTAGGGGTACTTCCCCGATTGCAGGGATAAGCGCCTGTAGGGGCGTTACAAGGGCCTGATATGTGCCTTGTTCACTCCAGTACTTAGCCATGATGTTCTCCTTAATCTGCGCGTGAACCAGCGTATGCTGTGATGCCATGCTTGCGAAGCACTTCTGCGAATGCAAAGGCGCCAGCTTCTTTGACGTCCATGGACTGCGTGGGGTTGCCAGCAGGGTTCCAGATAGACCAGCCCTTTTGCCAATGCTTGCGACCGACGTTGTTTTTCTTGCACCAGTTCACGAAAGGAACACGGGCGCTTGGCAGGTCAACCCAAGCAAAGCCACAGTACATTGGCTCGCCATGCTTTTCCATAAATGCGGACTCAGCGGCTTTGGCGGCGTTGAGGGCTTCGGTATAGATGTTGTCGTAGTTCATGATGGTCTTTCAAGTAAATGCCCCGAAGGGCAGGGATTAGTTTGACAGTGCCTTTGTTTCGGCGGCGAGAATGTTGTACGTAACCTTGGTGTGCTTTGCAATCAGCTCAGCAGGAGCATTCAGCTCTTTGGCAACGGCAGACCATGCTGTCGTTTTCTTCTCTGGAGTGTGCTTGATGGTGGTCACGTACATAGTGCCAGCGTAAGAACCTTGTCCCAACATTTTGAGTTGGTTCTTGAGGTCGTCTGCCTGCTCTTGCAAAGCGGCGATTTGGTCTTCGATCAAACCGAGTTGGTCAACGATCTTGAGAGCTGTAGTAGTAGTCATTTCCAATTTCCTTTTTCATGTAACCTGCTTGTTGCAGTGATTGTATTGTAACACTAAGTTAAAACGATTTGGCAATCTTTTTATAAATTATTTTCTAGGTACTTTCCCTAATACCTTTATTGCTTAGCCCAGTAGCCGTAAACCATCTTGTGCGATGGGTTGAAGACGTCATTGGGTACGCCATCAATCACCGCTACCAAGTGATGTGCCTGCCTTGCAATGACTATGCCTTTAGGCATGTCAGCACAACGAGCCTTACGTCCCTCAAACTTTGGTGCTGATACCCATTTCCAACCATGCTGTTCTAAAAATGGGATATAGACTTTTTTGTTTAAGCCGTTACGAGCAGACTTGGCATTGCCAAAATCTTTATTCAATTGGGCTAATTGTTTGTAAGTGGTTTTGTAGTCAAGGTTCATTGCAATTGAAATTGCCCTTACTACGCAGTCTCCTGCTGTACCCTTGAAGCCTGCGGCTTGTCTGCCGCCGTCGTTGAATATGAACATAGTAAATTTTCCTAGTAACACTGCTTATGCAGTCCCTCCATCTTAACTTAAAGTTAAAGAGTCCTAGTAGGATAAACCCTAGGTTTTGCATTTATTTTGCATGTTTTTGCACAAATACAACATTATTTTTGTTTTAGCAGGTCAATTACGCGCTCGATAGTGACGTTAAGGGCGTCCTGTTCGTCCATCTTCATGACCGACCACATGCGTCTCTGCCCATGCCAGCCATTGAAGCTCCCTTGGTGGCAGTCTTTGCACAGAGCCACGCAGGTGTACTGCCTATGCTGTTTGACGTGGTGGGCGTCACTCGGTGGGGGTGCATCACACACAGAGCACGGGAGCTCTTTGACAAGCCCCACGTAGGCGCGTTCTTTTGCTGTGAGAGTATTATTCATTGACTAGCCTCATGCCGTATTCGTTTGTGCCTTTAGGGATCACCAGCCCGTCACGTTTGACAAGCCTATTCTTTTTGAATCTGTTGTAGTCCACAAAGTGGTGCCAGCGGTCAAACTTCCACACGACCCTTGCGACGTCTGGGTGCAACTCCTCGAGCATCTGTGACTTGGGCATAGTGCCCTCGCTTGCGTAGAAGGCTTCAGTGTTGCCGCCACCCATCGATTGGGTTCTAACCTTGTTCTGCAAAAATGCATTGAACTGCACGGTGCACATGCCGTCCTTGAGTGCGCGCAGGGATAGGTGTGTGTCTTCGTTGTAGCGCCCCTCCCAGCGGTGTTTAAGCGCGTTTTCAATCAACAGGCAGGAGTAGATGCGGGTGTTCAAAACAAACGGCGGAGGCGTGTCTTTACGCTTGGCGAACATGGAGTAGTTGAACCCAGCAATAGGCACGTTGGTATAGCGCTCGACAAAGTCCTCAGCCGCACGGAAGATTGCTGGCGTTTCGCACTTGATTTTCATGTTGCGATTAAGGCGGTGAAAGCCATCGATGTTGTCGTCCAGCACCCAGTGGCGGGTGGCGCCCAGAGAAAGGGAGTGATCCCATGCAAAGTTACGAGCGGCGCCGGGGCCTCTGCTCTTCGCATCCCCCAGCTCATCGCACGTCACGTAGCTGTCAAGATAGCTCTGAGGTAGCACTACCAACCTATGCACGTCTACGCTACTTGCGTAGTTATCAAATTCCTGCTCCTCGACCACCACGCGGTACTCGGCGCCCATGCGGTCTAGCGCATCTGCGGTGAGCGTCTTTTCCCAGCGCCCCTTAGAGACAATGTAGATCGGGTGCTTAGGCTTCATCGACATACCGCTTGTCTGCCAGTGTTGCCTTCTCTTGAGCTGGGAACCACACCGAGCTTGTCTTGGTGGTTACGCTCTGCCCAATGAGCTTGGCAAACGCCTGAAGGCTTTCCACGCTGTCAAAGTTCACACGAAGGGAGTAGACGGGTAGCAAGTTCTTTTGCTCGTACTCAGGCATACCAGCCCACTCCTCGCGCCACGACTCCTGTTCTCCGAAGAGAACGTGCTGGTCGTCGTTGGGCTTTGCGTAAGGCATTACAAAGTCGCCTTCTCGACGTGGCGATTGGAAGCCTCCATAGAGCGCCATACAGCGATTCTTTCCTGACAGGCTATGAGGAGCCATCTGAGGCGTTCGCGCTCCTCTACGGCTTGTCTAAGGGCTTGCAAATGCTCTTTGTAGCGTGGGGAGGCGTAGGCTTCGCGTTCCTGCATAGCGGCGGTCTTGTACTCACCGTTGCCGTACACCTCGGCGTTTTTCATCTCTTCGGCTTTGATGGTCTTGCGTAGCTCCTCCATGTACACCTTTGTTGCCTCTGCCTCGGCGTATTTGGCTGAGTTGGTGATCATGAAGTCTACGGCTTCGTTTGGGTCAATAAGCTTGCTCATGTTTGTTCCTTAATTTCGACGATAAGTTTCCCGGGTTTTGTTCCAAGTTTTCTGTAAATCATGATGGGTTGAAAGAGCTGGTCATTCACCATCATTGCGTCGGCTAAGCCGTCCAGCGCTCCCTTTGCCGCGGCTAAGCAATTGTCCGCGTCGCGCTTTCGTTTATCAGGCATTTCAAACGTCAGCGTGAGCTTGATGTCCTTGCCTGCGTGTTTCCAGCCCTTAAGTTGGTGCTTAGCCAACCATGTGCTGTTCTCACGGTAGTCTGATCGTAGTTGGTAGAGCTTGCCCCAATGTGTGCCCTTAGCCCTGTTTGGGAACAGCTCCGCTGGTGGGAAGTCTAGCTCGACGCGAATCACGCTCCGCCTGCATTCTTCGCACAAGGTCGTCACTGGCTGGTTGCCCTCTACGTTTTGCGATGTCATTCTTTACTCCTTGCCACCATAATTGCGCGCTCCCTGAGCCTCGCTCTATAGCCTTCTTCTCGTACCGA